AATAACTGACTCTCGTAATGTCCGCCACAGGACCATTGGCGACCCGATTCATGCCGCGGCTGGCTATTGCCATGCCTGTGTTGCGGAAGTTGTTGTGATTCTTCACGCGACCGGCTGAACCTTGTCGGCAATACGCCGAATAAATCGCCCCGTACACTGGGATGTCGCCGGCAAGTGCCAAACCGCACTCACCAACCGCTCCCATCCAGGCATACACGCCTTCGATGTTGGGTTGCAAACTAGCTGCGTCCTTGACCACGCTCTTTAGGTCTCGAACCATTGTGTAACCAGTTGGCGTACGAACGGGACGCAATTGGCAAAATGTGATATGTTCAATACGATAGGCTATGTCGCCCTCAAACTTCATGTTGTACCCCATGGTCAAAAACCATGGTGCACATTCAGAAGCTACGTGTTGTAAACTACCACGCTCAACCAACAGCACACAATCGTCACCGTTGTTTATTAACCGTGCCTTGACTTTGCAATGGTCGCAAAATGCACGCATCATGCATACCATTAGCAAACAATTGCCAAGTCCGGTGTTCATATCCCCACTCATCCGGCACCCCACGGTCTGGTATTTAATCTGACCGCCAGGGTAATCGCCATAGCCCTTGTTACGTTCTTGCCGCTTTAACAACCAACACAACTCCCTCTCGCCTGGAAACAAGTGCCTATATTGGTCATGTTCCCATTTAAGAGCATCAATGGAGCAATGTTGGTCGAATCGGCTAGCATCCAAAGGAATGCCAACCGGATCGTCAAAAGAATTCCAGGCGTTAACTATGTGTGTTGCGACCTGGTCAGGGTTGTACCCCTTCATAACAGTAGGACCCCCAAATAAACTGTCTAATCCCTTGTATATATCATGTTCTATGATCCTGGTATACCGACCAAGACGGTAATGGTACACTGGTGTGCGCGTTTGTATAACCCGTGGAGCAGGGTCAGGCTTAGCTGCATCCCAAACCTGCTTCTCGAACTTAACAAACGCACTCACCCCACATTGGCTAGAGTGTAAGCCAGTACTGTAATATTTCGCAATAGCACGTGCGTAGACCTTGCGCTTAGCAGCCGGAACTCCAGCCAAAAATTGGCCATCCGTTGCCGGGGCATAAACGTTGCCTACGAAGTACTTGCGAAACCTCTCCTGAACGTGCGCCAAATTACTTTGGAACACGCCAGGACTTGGCCTCGGGGGGAGCACTAACCCGCCCTCCCCAGATACGCGAAATACGCGTTCGTGTATGGCTCGGACCAAATTGACCTTGCTATTGTTATGACAAAACAATTGGTCGTCACTGCCAAATCCACGACAATACACATACTTGCGCGGGAAATATTTTCCACCCCTACCCTCACCAGGACGG